AGGATGCGCTGATCCAGACCTACATCATCGCGTCGACATCCTACGTGGAGCGGCAGTTGAGTATGTCGCTCATGACGCGGACTTATGCGCTCACGCTCGATGCATTCACCGATACAATCGAACTCCCTCGCGGACCCGTCGCATCGGTAACGAGCGTTGGATACGTCGATCAGGACGGCTTGCCTGCCACCGTGGACAGCGATCTCTATACCGTCGATCTGTCCAGCACCCCGCAATGGATTGTCCTGAACAGCGGTTCGCCTTGGCCTACCCCTATGTCGGGCATCAACATGGTGACTGTAACCTATGTGGCCGGCGCAGACGAACTGCCTGAAAGCATGGGCGACATAAAGGCCGCAATCCTGCTGCTCGTTGGGCATTGGTATAACAACCGGGAAGCGGTCAACGTCGGCCAGACCGCCAATGAAGTCCCGCTTGCTGTTGATGCTCTACTGATGGGCTGGCGCTGGGTTCTGGTATGACAGCCGGGCGCCGCGACCAACTCATCGTTATTGAGCGCGGAACGGCAACGACAGACGATTATGGCGGCGAAACGATTACGTGGGAGACGCTGGCTCAGGAATGGGCTGCGGTTTTTTACGGACGCGGCGACGAACGCAGACAAGCCGCAATGGAACAAGGCCGCCAGCCAGCTAATTTTCAGGTGCTCGCCAATCTCGATACGCTTTCTGTCGGCGTAAAGGATCGCATCACCCATGACGGCAACGAGTGGGATATCGTGGGGACGGCCAGGATAGATCGGGCCAGCATCGAATTCACCGCGGTGAGAGCTGCGTGAGCGTCCAGCTTCGCGGGTTTTCAGAACTCGAGCGGGCACTGACCGACGAACTACCCAAGGCGACCAGCAAAAACATTCTGCGCCGCACCGCCTTGAACGCCATGAAGCCAATCGAGGAACGGGCAAAGGAACTCGCCCCCAAGGATGACGGCACGCTGGCAGCAAGCATCACGACAAAGGTTGTGAAGGCCAAGCGGGTGAGCCGCACGAAGTTCGCATCATCGGGCGTAACGGTCGCCACAGGCCCCACAGGACGGCCAGAGGGCGGCAACGCCGCATGGCAGGAGTTCGGTACGGTCAAACAGGCCGCACAGCCTTACATGCGCCCTGCCGGGGATTACGAATCCGACGCAGCTCTGGACATTATTCGCGATGAACTGGCGGCGCAGATCAACAAGGCACGCAAGCGCATTGCTCGCAAGGCTGCGAAGGGGAAGTGATGGACTGCAAGCAACCACCTCGCACCGATGGTGAGCCGCGCGACTGTGTAAGGGACTATTGCCTGTGCCGGGTTCTTGAGGATGCCCAGCAACGCTGCATCGACAAGGGTGAAGGCTGGCGTTGGGGCTTGAAGGACTAGCCCAATGGCAGACTTTGCAACGGCCTTGCGTGGGCGGCTCATCGCGGCCCCGGCGGTCTCGGCTGTCACCACGCGGGTATTCTGGGGCATCGTCCCGCAAGGCACGGCATTGCCGTATCTGAGGATGCAGGTTGTCAGCGATCCGCGCCCGCAACACTTGCAGGGATACGACGGCGCACGGGTAACGCGCATCCAGGTTGATGCCTTTGCCAGCACTTACGGGACGGCTCGGCAGCTTTCGGAAGCAATCATTTCAGCGGTGGCGACACCGGCAACGTTCGGCGGCGTCCACTTCGGGCGAACGGCGGCAGAAGGCCCGCGCGACCTCGGTGAGGACGTGGACGGGATTGGATACGTGCACCGGCTAAGTTTGGATCTGCTTGCCGAACACAGGATGCCTTGAAGGTCTATCTCAGGAGAAAATGAATGGCAGAGACGGCAGAAGCCACCCTTGGCTACATGGGTGAAATGCACCTCCACAACGGCACGTCACTTTACGAGCTTGTGCAGGTCAAGGAATTCGACATTCCCGGCGGCGGCACGCGCGAACAGATCGAGACGACACATCTCAAGTCACCCGGCTGGCGCCGCGAATATGTCAACGGCTTCTACGAGGACAGCGAGTTTGAAGTCCTGCTGAACTCGCGCATCCTGTCGGATACCGATGTCCTTCTGGCAGACGCATTGGCGGACGGCGACACGCGCGCCTTCATGGTGGTTATCCCTGAGAATGGGGTGCCTGCCGCACAGATCGAAGGCACGGCGAAGTGCATCGGCTATAACCGTGGCCGCGTCACTGCCGGTGACGTGCTTGAAGCCACGGCAACCTTCCGTGTCGTCACCATCGACGCTGCCGAGATCGCTGCCTGATGCCAAATGTTGTGAAGGGCCAGGTTCCCCTTACACTCAGCGACGGGCGATCACTTACCTTGGTGCTCGACTTTGACGCACTGGTTGAGGCCGAGGGCGCTTATCGCAAGCCTCTCGGTGCGCTTATGGCGGATGCCAGCGCGGGGTTCGTCGGGGCGGTTCGGGCGTTGCTCTACGGGGCGCTGCGATCACACCATCCGGAAATGTCCCTGCGTGATGCAGGCGACCTTTTCAGCACGGACGCTGACGCGATCAAGGATGCACTTGCCCATGCTGGCGATGCCGCATTCCCCACGGAGGGTAAGGAAGGCCCAAACCCTCCCGTGAAAACCCAACGTGGGAAGAACTCTGGGCGCAGTGGTGTGAAGCGGGCTTAGAGCCGGAAGCGTTCTGGCGGGCTACGCCAAAGACGTTCGGGATAATCGTCTTAGCCCGGCTGAAGGCATCCGCCCACCAATCGATTGCGATTGGCTGGGAATCCCGTCGTTTCCACTACATGAAAAGTCCCAAGCCACTGGATGAGTACCTGAAACCCGCGCTTTCTCCTGAGCAGAAGCGGGCCAAGGGTAATCGTGCGGTTCTCGACATGATGCTGCGAGCAAAGAAGCGGGGAGCGACTGATGGCGCTAGGTGAGGTAATCAGCAGGCTTTCGGTACAGCTTTCGTTGGATTCTGCTGCGTTCACCAAAGGCTCCGCCACCGCAGCCAAGCAGACCAAAGACCTTGGCGACCGCATGGAAGCTATGGGCCACAAGGTCGGCACGGCCATCAAGGGCGTTGCCGCTGCTGGTGTAGCGATGGCCGGCGCATGGGCTGTCGATCAGGTCAAGCAGATGGCGACGGTTGGTCTGGAACTCGCTTCGTCGCTTGGCGAGCAGGCGCAGCAGATGGGCGTCACCACGTCCGCGCTGCAGCAGTACCGCTACATCGCTACGCAGGTGGGCATCGAACAGGAGGAGATGGACAAGGGACTGACGTTCCTGACCAAGCGCCTGGGCGCGATGTCAACGGCGACGGCGAAGCAGAATTCTGAAATGGAGCGCTTCGGGTTTACTACGGCGGAAATTCAGCGCCTGTCCAAGATGACGGCGGAAGAAGCGCTGCCGGTTCTGGCTGATAAATATGCATCGCTCACGTCCATAACCGAAAAGACCGCGCTGGCGCAGGAGTTCTTCGGCGGCAAGCTCGGGCCAAAGTTCAACACCCTGCTGGCGGAAGGCTCTGTTGGCATCGACAAGCTGACGAATGCATACAAGGCTCTCGGCATTGAGATTTCCGAGGGGCAGATCGCCAAGGCCGATGAGGCTATGGACAAGATGGCCCAAATGCAGACGGTCATGGCGGCAAAACAAGCCCAGATCGCAGCGGACAATTCCGAAGGTTTGATGCAGGGCGTTGCGGCTTGGGAAGAATTCAAGATCAAACTGCTCGACGTGTTCGGCAAACTGAGCGTCGGCTTCGGTGACATCGGCGGTAAGTTCGACGAGTTCAACAAGTGGGCCGACGACTTCGACCGACGCATGGGCATTGCTTCGCCCGATGAGTTTGTGGCGTCCATCCCGCGCCACTTCGCTGAATCGTGGGGCCGCATCGAGCAGTTCTTCACCGACCTGAAGAACTTCACCATCGAAGCGCCCAAGTGGATCAGCAGCATGGTGAGCCAGATCAGTTCGCTCATCACCGGCAAGCTAAATTCTATATGGGATGGGGCCAAGGCTCGCATTGAGATTGTCAAACAGGCGTTCTTCGGCCTTTACGATGCCGTCGTTGGTCACTCCTACATTCCCGACATGGTGGACGGCATTGCCGACAACATGGCCCGTCTCGATAGCGTCATGGTCAATCCCGCCAAGACGGCGACTGAGCGCACCAAGCAGGCATTTGAGAAGCTGGGCCAGGACGTTGACGGCATCATGCGCGAACTGTTCCCCGAGGCTGCGTCAACCGCTGGCTTCAACATGGACCGCGACGCTCTGAATGCGGGCATCGCCGCAGGCGGGGTCAAGGGTTACAGCGTCGAGCAATTACAAGATGCGCTGAAGGCTCTGCAGAACAAGGAATTCGAGGAAGCATTCAAGGGATTTGAGGTCGCCGCAAACGATAACGCAGACGCTATCGAGATAGCGAACGTCCGCATTGTGGATTCCTTCAAGGACACGGCGGAAAAGTCTATCTCCGTGCTTCAGGGGCTTGCCAGCGCGATCAAGGGCGGCGGGTTTCTGGATATCCTCGGGGCGGTCATCAACGTTGGATTGCAGCTTGGTAGCATTGGTGCGTTCGGCAAGGGCATCCAGACCAACATTAACGCGCACGCCAACGGCACGAACTTTGCGCCAGGCGGCTTGTCGCTGGTGGGTGAGCGCGGGCCAGAATTGGTCAACCTTCCCCGCGGATCGAAGGTCACGCCCAACAACAAGCTTGGTGGGGGTGGTAACGTCTACAACATCAACGGCGTCATCACGACGGACGAATTCTGGGGCATCATCCAGAAGGGCAACGCGAACGCGGCAGTCGGCGGGGCGAACCTTGCTGGCATGTCGATGGCGCGCAGCCGCAAGTGGGCGCTTGGCTGATGATTGAAATGCCAGCGACGCCCGCGCCGAACAGCTTTGAATTCGAACCGATGGACTTCGGGTTCCTGCAGCGCCCCCAATCTGGTGCGCCTGCTTTGCGGATAGACAAACCCGGCAATCGTTACGTTGCGGTAGTTAGTTATCCGCCAATGAAGTCTGATGTTGCACGCAAGTTTGTTGCTCGCTTGCAGCGCGCCAAACGAGAGGGCCTGCGGGTTGAGGTCCCGTTGCTCGGGGTCTCCCAAGGGACGCCGGGCACACCGGTAGTGGATGGTGCCGCGCCAAGCGGGACAATCCTGCCGATAAGGGGCCTGACACCAAACTATATGTTCCGTGAAGGCTATTGGTTGACCATCACCAAGGCTTCGACCGGCGAGGAATGTCTCCACACATGCATGTCGAGTGGGGCTGCAGATGGCAGCGGTGAGGCGGTGTTCGATATCGAACCGCCGCTACGCATAGACTTTGCCGACGGCGACACGATTGAACTAGCCAAACCCACCATCGCAGGAAACGTGGTTCAAAGCATTGGCTGGTCGCTGGCTGTTGACCAACTGGTCCGCATCGGCGGCACGATCATGATCGAGGAAGCAGCATGAGCGCGGTTGGTCTACGCTGCCATGACATCAATGGTCACTTTGAAGTGAGGTTTTTTCCATCGAGGATGGTGTCGGATTTAAAAGCTGACAACTTTGCCTGTCAGGGGCTGCACCGTCCCATCAAAAAACATGAACTGAAGCCTGACAACGTCCTTGCGGTCAAACGCATTAACGAGTTCCCCAAAAGGTTCTCTATCATTTTCGGGGTCGAAGGGGATTGTGAGTATCAGTTCGGTGCTAAAAACATCATTGATGGGTATGCTAAAGCTTTTCCGCAAAGCCCTTGCGCTGGGCGTCAGTTCCCCAGGGCCATCCGGGATGTCGACACGGCTAGGTCGGAAGGTGTAGTTGCTTATCTCAATCATGGCGCGCTCCTATCGCGTTGTGAGAGGGCCGGGGAGGATGCGGCAAACATCCCTCCGGCCCGTCCCGCACCCTTATCATATCACCGTCGTAAAATGAAGTCGCGAGTTTCGGCATGAGGCGCATTGCCTTTACCGGCCTCATCCACATTGCGTTCCCCGGATATGACCTCCGTCTGACCGACGGTGGCTTCATCGTCTGGGGTGCCAACACATACCGCGCAAAGGATGCCGTGTTTGGCGTTGTCGCGGGCGTGGAGAGCATGAACGAGGGCGTTGGAGAGGAAGTGCCGGTATTCCAGCTAAGCCTTCTCCCGCCCGGCGAGACGGCTCCAGGCGATCTTTCGCAGCCCGGCTTTCAATCATCCCGCGCGCGGTTCTGGATTGCCGAATACGACGTGGACGATGGAACACTGATCGGCACGCCTGATCTTCAATTCGACGGACAGGTTGACCAGACATCGCTTGAGTTCAGTCGGGAGGCAACGGTGCTTTCCATGAGCATCGTATCCAACACTGCCCGGCTGATGGAGCGCAATATCGGCAACTCGCTGAACTCGACATTCCACAAGTCGGTCTGGCCGGGTGAGCTTGGGCAAGACAATGCAACGGGGCTTGGCGAACAGGTCGCATGGGGCGTGGAGAAACCGAACGGTTCGGGCGGCGGCGGTTTCCGCGATCTCATCAACAAGCTCAGTGGGGACAAGCCATCATGGCTTCCGAACTGATCCGGCGCAGGGACGCTACCCAAGCCACGATGGACAAGTATCGCGGCAAGGAATTCTCATGGACGGGCGGCGTAACCTGCGTTCACCTCGCCAAGTTCCAATTGCGCCAGATGGGCAGGCAGTCGCCTACCCTGCCCCGCTTCCGGTCGGAACTGGCAGCGCGCAAGGCGATGAAAGAACATGGGTGGTCCAACGTCATTGAGATGCTTGACAGCATATTGCCGCGCATTGCGCCTGCCCAGATGATGCTTGGCGATCTGTGTGCTGCGCGAGAGGGGGAAGAACTTGGCGCGATATTCATCAGCGCTGGACCAAACAAGGTGTTCGGTTGGCGTGAGGATGCACCGCAACTGGTGGTGCTCGACATTTCGCTGGATGAACTCGCCGGGGCTTGGAGGGTCTGATGGCGAAGGCCCTCAAGACGGTTGGTATGATCGCTGGCGCAGTGGCGCTGATTGCAACAGGCGTTGGCGCATTCGCTGTTGCTGGCAGCGCTCTCGCTGCAACCGCAGCCTCCGTGGCAAGCATCGCCACCGTTGTGTCTGCGGCTTCTGCGGTCGGCGCGTCACTGCTCGCCAAGGCGCCGCCGGCAAGAGGGTCCGTCACGCAGATCATTATATCGCC